AGTTCCGCCAGAAGAAGCTGATGAAGTAAACAATAGCCTAGATGAAGTAACCGAGTATATCTTTGAGATTTTGGCTAACAGTAACTTTGCACAAGAAGTGCATGAGTCCTTTATGGACTTGGCTGTAGGCACTGGTTGTCTCCTGGTCGAAGAGGGTGATGCTGTAAACCCTATCCGTTTTAATGCGGTTCCACTTCCCAAGGTAGTTCTTGAAAACGGCCCAGATGATAGAATCGACCACGTTTACCGTGAGCGTGAGGTTCGTTACCGTGATATTACAACTGCGTTTAAGAAGCCAAAGATTTCACCAAAGATGCAAGATTGCATCAATAAAAAGCCTGACCAGAAGGTTAAGTTGCTTGAGGTTGTCTGCCGTTTGTATGACAAGCCTAACCAAGAGCGTCACGCATACTATGTAATCGACAAGACGAACAGAGAGTGCGTAGTCGAAGAAGTGTTTGAGGGCGTGGGTAGCAACCCATTCGTATGTTTCCGTTGGTCTAAGGCGGCTGGTGAAGTGTATGGTCGTGGGCCTTTGGTCAACGCCCTGTCTTCTATCAAGACTACAAACCTTACTATCCAGCTTATCCTTGAGAACGCTCAGATGGCTATCTCTGGTATCTACCAGATGGATGACGATGGCATTATCAATGTTGATACAATCAACCTTGTGCCTGGCACAGTTATTCCTAAAGCCCCTGGCTCTGGTGGACTACAACCAGTAGCCGCCGCAGGTAGCTTTGATGTGGCAAGCCTTGTTCTAAATGACATGCGCATGAACATTAAACGTGCGCTGTATAACGATATGCTTGGTGATCCAAACCGCACACCAGCCACAGCCACAGAGATTGCAGAGCGTATGGCAGACCTGTCTCGTCGTATTGGCTCTGCGTTTGGCCGACTGCAAGCAGAGATGGTTCAACCTATCCTCCAGCGTGTAGTTTACATTCTCAAAAAACAAGGGCGTATTGACCTGCCCACGGTCAATGGCCGCGAGGTAAAAGTCCGCAGTGTATCACCTTTGGCACAGGCTCAGTCCAACCAAGACATTACAACTGTGGCTCGCTTCCTTGAGGTAGTCGGTGCAAACTTTGGCCCTGATATGGTTAATATGTTAATTGACTCAGAAGAAACTGCGGTTTACCTTGCTAAGAAGTTTGGGGTTCCAGACGGATTGATTAGGGATGAGGCTGATCGAGAAGCCTTACAGGAGCAAATGCAACAGATGGCACAAATGCAACAGATGATGCAGATGCAAGGTGGCGGTGGAGAATAGATGTCGCACATTGGAGTAGATGGGTTTCCTCGCCCAAAAGAGGAAGACCAAAGGTTATCACGAAATATTAAGGCTCTCTTCAACACACCAGAGGGCAAAGAGGTTCTGCGTTACTTCCGTTCCATTACATTGGATGCGGTAAGCGGCGGGGGCATTAGCGATGGCGAACTCCGACACTTGGAGGGCCAGCGTTATTTTGTGGGTCTCATCGAGAGACGAATTAAACATGCAGAGAAAGTAGAATCAAATGACTGAAGCAACAGATAATGTAGCACCAGAGGGTGTTGCACCTGACGCAGATGCGGCAGGGGTAGAGACAGGTGACCGCCCAGAGTGGTTGCCTGAAAAGTTTAAGACACCAGAAGACCTGGTGACTTCATACTCAGCACTGGAAGGTAAGCTGGGTAAGGGCGAGGAAGAGCTAAAGAAGACTTTGGCTGAAGAGTTTGAAGCATCAAAGTATGAGAACCGCCCTGAAAGTGCTGGTGACTACACGCTTCCAGAGGGAACTGAGGAACTAGCAGACGATCCAAACATTGATTGGTGGTCAAAACTTGCCTGGGACAAGGGCATGAGCCAAGAAGAGTTTGAGCAAGGACTGTCTCAGTTTATCGGAGATGGCCCCGACCTTGAGGCAGAGGCCGCTAAACTTGGTGACAATGCAGAGGCTCGTATCGAGGCTGTGGCACTGTGGGCCAAAAAGACTGTGCCAGAAGATCTTAGCAACGAGATTATTCGCATGGGTGAAACTGCTGAAGGTATCCAGCTTCTTGAGTTCGTTATGGGCGAGATGCAGGGGCAAGCAGTGTCCAGCGAAGAGACAGCAACGACTGGCCTATCCAAGGGAGAGCTTGAGTCTATGATGAAAGACCCTCGCTACTGGAATAACGTCCAGCGTGACGCTGAGTTTGTTAAGCAAGTTGACGATGGGTTTGCCAAACTCTACAAATAATACGCTACCCCCAAGAGCGTAGAGGGAGCGTCCACACGGGCGTTCCCTTTTTCTGTTGCAAAAATGCACCATTTCAGGCATTATCATTCTGTTAGCGGCCCGTTGATAGCGGATGGCCCCACATAGGGATAACCAGATGATGCGATGCTCGGACAACCATTCCTGACATTAATGTAAACTTCTTTTATAAGGACTATTGAAAATGGCTAATACAATCGACCAAGCCTTTATCACGCAGTTCGAGTCTGAGGTTCACCTTGCTTATCAGCGTATGGGTTCGAAGCTCCGCAACACTGTTCGCCAAGCAAGCAATGTAACTGGCTCTACTGCAAAATTCCAAATCATCGGTAAAGGCACTGCCAATACCAAAACACGCAACGGTGACGTTACTGGCATGGAGTTGGCACACACCAACGTAACTGCCACACTGACCGATCACTATGCACCTGAGTATATCGACAAGCTGGACGAGTTGAAAATCAACATCGACGAGCGTCAGTCTGTTGCTCAGTCAGCCGCCTACGCACTTGGCCGTAAGACCGACGAACTGATCGTCGCCGCTATGGACGCTGGTGCAAACGCAACACAAGTTGCTGATGCCACAGGTGCTTTGGTTAAAGGCGACCTGCTGACAACTTTCGAGTTGTTTGGTTCAGCCGACATTCCAGAAGACGGACAGCGTTACATCGCTATGTCACCTGCTGGTTATGCCGACTTGTTCAGCATCAACGAGTTCGCATCAAGCGATTACGTTGGCGACCAAAACCTGCCATTCGCTGGCGGCATGACAATGAAAGAGTTCTTGGGCTTCAAGATCTTCTCAACGTCTGCTGTTGCTGGTGGCAAGAACTTTGCCTACCACAGTTCTGCTGTTGGTCTGGCTGTTGGTTCAGATGTCGCTACCGAAGTGAACTACGTTCCACAGAAAGTGGCTCACTTGGTAACTGCTCACATGAGCATGGGTTCTGTTGCTATCGACAGCAATGGTATCTACGAACTTCTGGACAACAACTAAGTCTAGTGTTTGGAGGGGCAGGTTCGTCCTGCCCCTCATTACTACCAATAGCGAGGCGACATGGCATCCACAGTAGCTAATAGTGCAATCGACATTTGTTCACGGGCTTTGATCCTTATTGGGGCAGAGCCTATTACTTCTTTTGAAGACAATACAACTGAGGCCCTTGTTGCTGTAAATATGTATGAAGACGTGGCGCAAGCAAGTTTGTGCGACACACGCTGGCGTTTCGCCACTGAGCAAGCCCAGCTTGCCCGACTATCTGAAGAACCTACTGGCCGTTTTGACGCCGCATATCAACTTCCATCAGGGACACTTATGCTGAACGCAGTCACTATCGCAGACCAGCCAATCAATTACACAGTATACGGCGACAAGGTATTTTGTGATGCCAGCGAGAATGAGGAAGTTATTGCAGACTTTATATTCCGCGCTGAAGAAATTAACTGGCCCTCTTACTTTACGCTTGCCGTTGAGTATAGCCTAGCGGCCATTTTTGCTAGTTCTATTGCTCGAAATGAATCTCTGACTTCCATCATGGAGCAGAAGAAGTCTATCTTGATGGCAAAGGCGCGTAATCTGGACAGCCAGCAAAACACTACACGCAAACTAACGACATCGAGGTTCATCAACGAAAGGCGGTCATAATGGCTAAACTAAAGATACCGCTTCACAGCTTTCAATACGGTGAACTAAGCCCATCATTTACATCGCGCGTTGATGCCGCAGTCTATCAGGCTGGCGGTCAGAAGGTGCGTAACTTTATTATTCTTAACGAGGGCGGTGTAAAGAAGCGTCCTGGTGGAGAGTTTATTTACAAGTTCTCTGATAGTGTAGACACTGCCAATCGCCTTGAGATTCGAGCAGAGCCATTTACCTTTTCTGACGATGAGGAATACATCCTGTGCTTTAAGAACAATGCGCTAGATATATTCTTTATTAACCCCACTACTGGAGAGGTTGACACAACCCCCGTGACCCTTAGTGGCGCAACTGACTGTCCCTGGACGACTGCCACTATTCCCAGCCTTACCCTTGCTTCATCTGGGGATGTAACAATTATCTGTCATCCAACCATTCCGACGCGCGTATTGCGCAGAACTGGCCTTAAAACCTTTGCGTCTGAAGTCTTTGCTTTTGATGATAATGGTAATGACGATACACCAACGCATCCATACTTTAAGTTTCAGGCCTCTGGTGTAACCTTAACCCCGTCTGCTGTCACTGGAACAGGCATTACAGTTACATCTAGTGCGGATTATTTTGTCAGCGATCATGTCGGGTCATACCTACTGATCGGTAGCACGCCGTGTGAGATTAAAACCTATGTTAGTGCAACTGAAGTTACTGTGGACATTAGTGGAACCATTCTTCGTAGGTTGCTTCCAGATTCTGTTGAAGTGTTTGATGGCACTGATATTGTTCAAGTTACTATGGCTCTCCATGGCTTGGCTGTTGGTGACTCTTTTGACATTGATCGTGTGGGTGCTTTGGGTGGCCTT